AATTGTAGATGGGCACTGCAAAGATACGAATAAAAAAGCTAAAATCGCTCTAATTAAGGACATTGAGCATATTCCAAAGTGTCCCCAAAGTGGAGAATATAATCTGTATTACCTAATAAAATGTTTGTATGGCACGAATAAGAACAATCAAACCTGAATTTTGGGAAGATGAAAAGATAGGTAAACTACCAATTCCATGCCGTCTTTTCTTTATTGGTTGTTGGAATTTTGCTGATGATTTCGGAGTTATCAAAGGTAATGCTGCATTACTCAAGTCTCAAATATTCCCTTACGATGAAAATTTACGAGTATCTGAAATAAAAAAGTGGATAGATGCCTTAGTGGATGCCCGGATGTTAGTACCTATTATTCACGCAGAAGAAAGCTACTACTTTATCCGCACATTCCGTAGTCATCAAGTCCTTGATAAGAGATACGATAAGTCTTATATCGGTAAGGGTATAGTAAAAGAATTGATTAGTAAGGCTTTAAATGATAATGATGTGAACACTACGTCAACACTACGTGATAACGACGTGAACACTACGGAGGAAAAGGAAGAGGAAAAGGAAGATAAGAAAGAATCTCCTAACGGAGATAAGAAAGAAGCCAAAGCTTCTTCATCCGCTTCTTCAAATCCTGATTTTCTAAAATTCAATGACTGGCTAAAACGGAACGCTCCTTATTGCAGCAATGCTAAAAACTTCTCTTCCCAAATCACGGAAGCGGAGTTTCTAAAACTCAAAGAGAAATATACGGGTAAACAGATTGCTGACATCATCGAGCAGATAGAGAATCGAAAGGATCTACGTAAACGATATACTAACCTTTACAGGACTGTATTAAACTGGGCAAAAAAAGAATATGGAAATTAATGTGCAACTACGAGATGAAGATTCTGAGAAGATTGTCTTAGGTACTATTATCACTGAACGCAATGCGCTTGAAGAAGTGAGGGAGTTATTATCCAAGGATTCTTTCTATAATCCATTCCATCTTCAGATATACGAAGCTATCCTTCAAGTGGCATCGTCTGGCAGTCGGCCTGATGTGGTAGCGGTCAAGAATAAACTTATTGCTAATGGGGTGAAGTTTGACCTTATGGAGTATATGCGAATTGCTTCTAACTGTACTTTTGATTTATACCAGTATGCAGCACGGCTGCACGATCTGGCGATAAGACGTAAATTTTGGGATATAGGACAGTATCTTGTATCAAACTCTTATTCAGAAGCAGAGGATATTCTCGATGTCTCTAATTCGGTGAGTAATGAACTTGCATCGCTTTTCAAATCAAGTAGCACTACTATTTCAACCATTAACGATGGACTTGAAAGTGTATATGGCATGATAAATGATAATCTTTTAGGGAATAGACAATTAACGGGTATTCCTACTGGATTTGAAAAAATTGATTCAAAGTCAGGCGGATTGCAAAAATCAGACTTGATAATTATTGCAGGGGAGACAAGCCAAGGTAAAACATCTTTTGCGGTGTCTATTATGCGAAATGCAGCGTCTTTGGGCGCTAAGATAGCTATGTATTCAATGGAGATGAAAAAGGAGCAAATAACGGCTCGTATTCTCTCTATGGAAAGTGGGGTTCCGGCTAATCAAATCATGTATTCACGTTTGACTGATTCACAGATACAAGCGATAGATGTTGGAGTAGGTAAAATGTCGGGAAAGGGAATATACTTTGATGATAGAAGCACTTCTAATATTGATACTATCATTTCATCTATCCGATATATGAAATTGAAGTTTGGAATAGACGGTGCTATTATCGATTATCTTCAGATCTTGAATGTGAATATGAAGGGAGCTAATAAAGAACAACAGATGGGGGATGTGGCTAGGCGATTAAAGAACTTAGCTAAAGAACTTGACATTTGGATTATAGCCCTTTCTCAGTTGAATAGGGATACAATGAATCCGGTTCCTACATTGGGGCGACTTCGTGACAGCGGACAAATAGCGGAAGCTGCCGATGTTGTCATTTTGATCTATCGGCCTGAGGTTAACAATAAATCCTATCCGAACGATTTTTCTAATGTAGATACCAAAGGGACGGCTATGATAGATATTGCTAAAGGACGAAATATTGGACTTCTACGGTTCATATGTGGGTTCAATGCCGCTACGACTTGCTTTTATAATCTTGATTATGTCCCATTATTAGGAGGCAAACAATCTGGTGTAGAGGATGATAATCCATTTTAGATATGGTAGTTACAATTTACTGGGAGAACAAGTCTACTCCTGTTATCCGTAAGAGAATCCGTGATCGATTTGGCATTCCTCACTATATATCTGTAAATGGTGAGACTCAGGCAGAAATAAGTGAAGAAAATATGTCGGATCTGATAGAGTTGGTTAAACGAGGCTTTATAAGCTTAAGAAATAAATAAATCATGTTAGTAGGAACAACAAATCTTAATACGACGCTCAACCTAACCTACGTGTTGACTGACGTCGTGGAAACGCTTCTATACGATTTGAGAAGTGAAATGGGAAAACAAGGCTATGAATTGCGTCATGATGCAAAACGCAACTTCAACACTGCGATAGCAGCAATTCGTAAATTGAAACTTGATGTTGACAAAACGCAGCTCTCTACACAGGAAAACTTCGGAAATGACTCCGATTGTCTTCTTGCCTTTATTAAATTGTTAATAGATCGCTGCGGCGATGATGACAGGAAAATGTTTGAGTTTTATAATTATATCAAACGGTTCCCGTCGCAACTCGGATTGGAACTATCGGATGAAAAGTGTGTGTTTGCGCATATTTTCGAGAATAAATAACCATCATAACAATAAAGAAATGAATAAAAAGGAGCAGCAAGCAATCGACTTCCTTCGCAGCATGGAACGTGACGATCCGATGTGTTTAGGCTTTTCTGGTGGCAAAGATAGTGTTGTAATTCTTGACCTTGCAGAGCGTTCCGGCATAAAGTATAATGCTTCTTACGCAAATACTACCGTTGACCCGCCCGGAACAATCAGTTTTATAAAGAAGAATTATTCACAGGTTCGGATACTTCAACCGAAGCAATCTTTTTTTCATTTGATAGAAACTAAAGGTTTACCCGGCAGAATGAGGCGTTTTTGCTGTGAGAAGTTGAAGGAGCAATACGGTATCGGTCAGCGCACAATCGAGGGAATGAGGTCAGAAGAAAGCCAATTGAGAGCATTATATGAACCAGAACAATGCGATGCGCGTAAGTGGATGAAAGGTGCAAAACATATCCTTCCGATTCTAAACTGGTCAGAAACTGATGTTTGGAACTATATCCGAAAATACAACCTTCCGTATTCTAAGTATTACGATGCGCCTTACAATCTTTCTCGTCATGGATGTGTTGGTTGTCCCCTTGCAGGATGTAAACAGATGCAGAAAGAGTTTAAGATGTTTCCTGGATATGCAAAGCGCATGATTGTCTCCATAGAACGATATATGAACAACAAGCCTAATAATGCGCTTGCAAGAAATTTCAGCGACCCGTACGAAGCTTTTTACTTCTACATCAATGAAATGCCTATGCAGGACATTAGACGGTTGAAGAAAGGACTCTTTTACTTTAATGCAAAGGAGGTTATACGGAAAGAGATTTTAAATAGAATAGAGTAAAACAATATAGAAATGAAGAAATCAGAAAGGATAGAATATTTAAAAACTCACCATGCGTCGGCTTGGAGTTCTACAAGGAGAAAGGTATTTGATGAGTTGTCCGACAAGCAAACAATGTTTTGCTGTTGTGGAAAGCTGGCTACCGGATTGCATGAACAGAATTGCCGGAAGTTTAATGGCAAGGTGGATAACGAATCGGCAGAAAGATTAAAGGATTTGATAAACAATTAACGTAAAACAGAATAGATGTGAAAGAGTCAGAAAAATATATTGCAAGTATAATAGATAAATTCCCCATCAATAGTTTGCCAAAGTTTACGATATATGATTTAGCCCACATTATCAATTTGGTTTGCGATGAAGACGTCAGAAAGCGACTGAAGCATTTCGTATTATGGGAGAAGAAACACGCTTTGATATTCCTACAGATGTTTTAGGGAAAGCGAGAGAAATTTTTGAACGAGAGTTAAATTCTTAATCAAATAGAAAGGAATTAAATATGGGAAAGAACATCAAAAATCTTGCTGGTTCTACCATCTTCAATCAAAAGATAGTTGACCAAATGAACGGCATAAATAAAAACAATAAAGGGAAAGCATCCCCCATTTATATACCAACTAAAAAACGGAAGTAATGGAAGCTAAATTTAAAATTGGAGAAAAAGTAAAAATAGCCAATCATCCGGATAAATCTAAGATTGGCAAAGAGGTTGAGGTAATTAACCTCCATCATTCTAATTTCAATCCACAAAAGGGGTTTGTGGATGAATGGTTATACAATGTATGGGATGGTACGAGGTCTTTAGGATGGGCACCTGAGTGCGACTTGGTAGTTGATAAACCTTAATAACAGAATAATAATGAGGAAAATAGAATTAATAAACCTAACGCTTGATGAGATTAGGCGTTCGGCAACGATGGTTAGTGATGTGTATAAAGATGCTGCATATAGCAATCACAAAGAGCAGAATGAATCGTTTGAAACATTAATGTCTGACTGTGATAGAGTACTTGAAGATGCAAGAATAAAACTCCGTGATGTTCTTGAAAATATTGCGGAATTTCAAAATGCTAAAGATATGGTCTGCCCTGTTGATATGGCACTTTCAGAAACGTCTTACGATCTTATCTATGAGCGCAAAGACGAGTATGATTTTGAAGAAGATCAAGTATAATAACTTAGCGTAAATCTATACAGATATGAAGAAAATATTGATAATAGAAGATTGCGTACATTGTCCGTACTTCAAAAGAATAGTCATTGATAGAAAATTGAAAGATGTCTGTTTGGGTCGCAATAAAGTTGCCTACCTTGCCAATGAAGTAGAATCTTCCATATCGAAAGATTGCCCTTTAGAAACAGCCAAAGAAGAAAGTAAATAACCCTCAAAACAGTACAGATATGAATGAAATAGAATGGAAATCCGTTCCCGGTTACTCTAATTACCAACTAAATATATCTACGTTATCGGTCAGGAATTTATCAACCAACAAGAATCTGGTATTAAGAAAGGGTATGGTACAATTAATCGGTAAAAATGGAAATATTTCCATTAATATACCGAGATTGCTGTTTTGTGTAAGTAAAGGGGTTGATCCGCGGCGTGTCCCCAGAAACATAATAGTCGTTTTAGAAAACGGACATCCTGTTGCTTACGACAGAAGTTCGTATATGTCAGGCAAGATAAAGTCTGTTTATCATGAAAAGACTAATCAAAATCCATTGGAATCTTATACAAACGCTCGTAATTTCATAGACAATATTATATCTGCCATGGAATCCGGAGATTATACTACGGTGGTCAAATCTCTGTACGGTTACCGGGATAAACTAATAGGACGTATAATGAAAAACGGAGTAATGAGGAACGAGAACGAAGCTATCGAACTGGCTTCTGCCGCTATTGAAAGAACGGTTTCTAATATAGTATCGGGTGTTCTGGTCTTTTTCCCCTTTCAATATATGTACGGAGTCGCTAAAGGAATTTCAATGGATGTCCATAGAGCCGAAAAAGTAACCCGGGATTTTATCAGGTCTAATCCTAATTACCAATCATATGAGAAAAGAGATGTTATTTAGCCTGTTTGGCATCGAAGACCTAAGAGATCTTCCCAATGCTGTAATGAGTTTACTTCAAGGAGATATTGAGGTGAGAAACGAAGTGTACAAGGAGCTTATTCGTAATAATAATATGGATATGTCTTATGACTGGTTTCAAGAGATCTATGAGAACGAATTGTCTGAACGTAAGCAGAAAAAACAGGATTTTACTCCAAACTCCCTTGGAGTTCTCTGTTCTAAATTAACCAGTCAGGCCGGTTCGATACATGAACCTACAGCTGGAAATGGTTCTATGATAATCGCTGACTGGTGGCATCGCTGTAAGCAAAATATGCCATGGGAGCATTTCCCCTCACAGAACATGGTAACCTGTTGGGAACTTTCTTCTCGTTCTATACCTATTCTGTTACTTAATTTGTCAATTCGTGGTATCATGGGTTATGTTTACCATGGTGATGTTTTAACAAAGGAGGTAAAACAAAAATATATTCTTCTCAATCGAAAGAATGATGCGCTTGCTTTCTCTGAGGTGATTAAAGTTGATATCAACGCTAAAATAGTAGAAGTATGAAATTAAATGACGTATATAATGCGTGGCTTCCTGTTAAAAGAAGGCAAGTTAAGGGCTCAACGCTAAGCTGTTATCAGCTTATATATCTGAATATACTTGCTCCCCGGTTTGGTAATACAGACGTAGAGAACATGGGGAAAAAGGTTGTTACAGCATTTCTCTATGAGCTTCTTGATTCTGGGACCAAATCAAAGAAATACTGTTCGGATATTCTAATCGTCATAAAGATGCTTATTCGCTTCGCCGGTGACGAATTGGATATCGATGTTCCCGACACCACCTGGAAGGTTATTTGGCCAACCAAGAATAAAGTTGTCACGCCCAAATTAGAGCGCTACACGCCTGAAGAATACCGTAAAATAGTGAGTTATGTTATGGATAATCCATCCCCTCGCAATTTAGGCATTTTATTGACTATATGCACCGGTATGCGGATAGGCGAAGTTTGTGCATTACAATGGCAGGATGTAGATCTTGTTGGCAAGGTAATTCACGTTAATAAAACGATAGAACGCATATATCTCCCTGAAAATATCGGTACCGACAAGAAAAAGACAGTGGTAGAGATAGGATCTCCTAAAACTAATTCATCAGATAGATACATACCTATTCTTAAAGACATTTTCCCTATTGTGAAGAAGTTCTCAGCCGTATGCAAGCCCGAGTATTATGTCTGTTCCTGCTCTGAGGGGTTTGTTGAGCCTCGAACTTTACGTACATATTATCGAATATTCATCCTTGAAAAAGTGAAGTTGGATCATTGCATTAAATTTCATGGGTTGCGCCACACTTTCGCAAGTACCCTGATCGAAAATAAAGTTGATGTTAAAACAGTCTCTATAATTCTCGGACATTCGGATATAAGTACAACCCTTGATGTATATGTACATCCATCGGATGAAGCCAAAAGAGGTGCTGTTAATGGGGGCTTAAAAGGAATATTCAGATAATTAATTTAAATCAAATCAGATTAGGATATGAATTAAATTAATGTAAGATTTACCAGACATGAAGGAACCACATACAGGCATTGGGATATGCCATTGCCGCCAATGTCGAATGGATAAGAAGCATTGCAGTTCTAAAAAAAGAAAGTTTGAGAAACGGGCTATAAATAAGTTCCGTCGGAAACAATTGAAATTAGATGAAATAATAAAATGCAATCGTTTTGGAAAATATTGGGCTTGATCCCAATGCTTTCCGATTTTAAAAAAGAAAGGGTCTAATTATGAAACAGACATTAGAAGAAGCCGAGAAAGAATATTGCGAAAAGAATTATCCGTATTCAGATTTGAATATAAGGTTGCTGGTGGAAAATGCGTTTGAAGCTGGTGCTGAATGGCAATCAAATCAATCACCTTGGATAAGTGTGAAAGAGAAGGCTGGTTGCGATTCATCGAATGATTGTATTGTAATGGATAGTGATGGTGAGGTATTTAGAGCATGTTTCATCAGAAACAAGTGGCTGAAATATAATCGCGGGTATTATGTGATAGACAATGTGACTCACTGGATGCCTATCCCTTCTTTCGATGAAATACTGGAAGCTAATAGGGATGTATTAGAACGGATTAAAGAGAAAGGAGATTAAATATGAAAGCAAGAGTAAAATCAACAGGGGTTCTAATAGATGTAATTCCGAAAATAAATACCAATGCGTTACATAGTGGAGATAACCTATATGTATGTGATAATATGGTATTCAGAGAGTGTGAACTTGACTTTTTAAATATTGGAAATTCAGCTATTGATTGGGAACAGAGGCGTTATGAAATAGCAAAGGAAACAGTTACTGCAATAATGTCAAATGAAGATTTCTATCATCAGGTTTTATGTGAGGGAGCAGAGCATGGTCAAAGACAAATTCAAACTAATATTGCACGTGCCGCAGTTATATTTGCTGATGCTCTTATTAAAGACTTATAAAGGTTACATTGTATCCAGTTTTGTATATTCTTCGGATTGGAATGATGGTCATGCGCACGGAACTGTTTTATATGAATATGAACTAAAAGGAAATATCTACGATAATCCAGAGTTAATCAAGGAGGAATTATGAAAAAGATACTTTTTAATGATAAATATGAACTTACACAGGCTGTTCTTGACGGTCGGAAGACGATGACGAGAAGGGCAATAACTTGTCCGAGAACCTTTAGAAGTAAATGGGTTGCAGGATTCAATGTGCATATCCAGCAATCTGACAGAAAAATAGTTGATTATCCTTGTATGTACGATGCAGACGAAAGGGAATTTGATGGGGGCCAAATACTTCCAAAATACAAAGTAGGCGAAGTGGTTGCTATTGCGCAATGCTATATGGATATTGACCAGTTTCACCGAAATATTAAAAATGCAGCTTATTTAGAACTGTTACCTGGACTGAAATTATATCCAGGATGGGGTAATAAAATGTTTGTTAGATCCGATCTGATGCTACATCATATCCGTATTACCAACATTAAGGTAGAACGGTTGCAAGACATTTCCGATGAAGATTGTTTGAAAGAGGGTGTCGTGCAAAAGTTTGATGCGGATGGGACACCGAGATACTATGTTTCTTGGTGTAAACATACATGGGCATATGCTACTGACAGCGCAAAAGACGCATATCATTTCCTCATAGACAAAGTATCCGGTAAAGGTATATGGGAGTCTAATCCCTACGTATGGGTATATGAGTTTGAATTGGTTGATTAATTATGTAACTGAAAGGAGGACTAACTATGGGATTTACAACACCATGTTTTATTAGAAAAAATACGGAGGAACTTCGTAAGAGGTTAGAAGAATTAGGATATAGTCTTTGTCCTTGTAGAGGTCTTGGCCGGAAGTGTTTGGCGATATCTGCCTTTCATGGACAATATATGTCTATCAGTGAAGAGCTATATGATAGCACAAATCCACATGTAACTTATAATTGTGCGAACAGAAAAGATTGTGGAACCAATGAGGAACTTTTCCTGGCTATAGCTGCATTAAGGGATGATAGTAACTACATGCAGTGGTTTATAACAGATTCCCCTCTTAGCGTTTCTTATGACGATTCTATTGGTAACGATCATTATTTCACAGAACCCAAAGGCAGTATGTTCTTTTGGGATGAAAATTGGAATCATGCCACTATTATTTCAGGAAGTTATCACAAGGCTACAGTAGAAGAACTTATTAATCATTTTAAATAAAAGGAAGAAAAATGAATAGAGATCATAATAAATCCCTTTGCATGAAAAGGCTATTGAAATTGCAACATTTTAATAAACTCATAATAAGTGAAGTTGCAGACCTGGGTTATTGTAACGGATATAATACTGTTCTTGATGCAGCTGAAAAGGTTTTGAGTGAGGAGGATTATTTCAAGATTGTGAAGCAATTAGAAAAGGAGGAATAACGATGAAAGGAAAGATATATAAAATAACTATATGCCAGATATCGTTTATGATAGGATGGTTCCCACATGCGGATAAATGGTACCACAAACTACAGATTATCTATTAATCAAGTTTTTATATTAGGAGAAAAATAATTATATTTGTAATGTGTATTATGTTATACATAACTCAGACTAACGAAAAGACATGAAGCTAAGACCTAAACAAGAAAAATTCTGTAATCTTTATATTGAAACCAGTAATGCTTCTGAAGCATATAGAAAGGTATATTCGTGCAAAGGCTCCAGTGATAAAACTGTATGGGAGGCAGCATCTAAGTTGGTTTCAAAGCTGTCTCCCAGAATACAGGAGCTCCAAAGTGAATTAAGAAAGAAGTCAAATATTACTAAGGATCGCGTACTTGAGGAATTGCGGTGTATTGCATTTGCTGATATCCGTGATTTCCTGAGTATAAGAAATGGTATGGTGATATTTAAAGATTCATCCGAATGGACTGAAGAAATGGCGCGTGCAGTAGAAAGTGTTAAAGTTACCAAGAAGGGGATTGAATTAAAGTTGAATGGTAAGAGTTGGAGCATATCTCGTATTTGCAAGATGCTGGGATATGATGAACCGACAGAAGTTAATATAAAACAAATGTTGCTTGATATTGATACGGGGACGGGGGATTAATGGAAAAGGTATCTATTAGTTATAGAAAGTTTAATCCAAATTTTCATCATCTTAGGGAAGCTATGAAAGATGATGATATAAGGTTTATCTTCCTCTATGGAGGTTCTTCATCGGCAAAGTCTTTTTCTGTAGCTCAGGCTATGTTGATAGAATGTCTTTCAGGGGGTAATAATACGTTTGTATTTAGAAAAGTAGGTTCTTCTATTGCTGATAGTATTTATAAGACTTTTCAGGAGGCGGTAAGGTCCCTTGGAGTATATAGACTATTCTCGTTTAGAGAGAATAAGATTATTTGTTTTAACGGGTCCTACATAACATTTAAGGGATTGGATGATTCTGAGAAAATAAAAGGATTGGAGAGTTATAAATATGTTGTCTGTGAAGAATTGTTAGAGTTTAAAGAAGAAGATTTCAAACAGATAAAGAAGCGTCTTAGAGGCCGGAAAGGACAGAAAATCATTTCAATGTTTAATCCAATTGAGGAAGAGTGTTGGATTAAAAAAAATGTATTTGATAAAGAGCAGTTAAAAGAAGAGTCAAATGACTTGTATGGTATATTGAGAGACAATGAAACAAAGAAGATTCTTCCTAAAGAATTCTCAATGATTGCTAGAAAATGGAAAAATACAGAAAGGCTTTTGAGAAATCCTAGAACGGGAATTGAGGAAGTTCATGCTCCGGATACAGTTATAATGCAATCAACTTACCTCAATAATTTTTGGGTAGTTGGCAGTCCGGACGGGCAATATGGATTTTATGACCGGCAGGCGGTTGCTGATTTTGATAAGGATAGGACAAGAGATTATAATTACTATCGTATATATGCGCTTGGGGAATGGGGTAAAATAAAGACAGGTGGAGAGTTTTTGCATGCATTTGATTCTGGTAAGCATAAGAAGATATGTCCTGTAACAGAAGGAATTCCTTTGCATATTTCTGTTGATAATAATGTTCTCCCATATATCAGTGTATCAATATGGCAAAATGAAGAATTGGAGTTAAGGCAAGTTCATGAAATCTGTGCTGAAGATCCGTTTAATACAGTAACTAAAGCAGCCGAGTTGACACGTACATGGCTGGAAGGAATCGGATATAACGATGTGGTATATTTGCATGGAGATGCGAGTACCAGAAGCGGAAATACTATTGATGATGAAAAGAGATCTTTTCTGGATAAATTTATAGATGTGTTGGAAGAAACTTTTCGGGTGGTTGATATGGTCCCTAAAAAGAACCCTCCTGTTGCTATGTCGGGAGAGTTTGTGAATGCTTTATTAGAGGGTTTCCATGGAATATCTGTGTCTATTGATGAATCATGTAAGAAGTCTATACAAGATTACGAGAATGTAAAGAAAGACACTAATGGAGGAATATTAAAAGCTCGGATTAAGGACAAGATAACAAAACAGAGTTACGAGGAGTTTGGCCATTTAACAGACTGTTTCCGTTATGTGTGTACAGATATATTCCGGGAACAGTTTTTATCATATTCAATGGCTAGGAAGAGAAATACACATAAGAAAGAAAATATGAAATATTATAATGTAGGAATAGCAATAGAAGGAGATTCTATAGTCTATATCATGCCAGATTGCAATGGTAAGTTTATAATGATACATGCAGTCTATGGAACTGAGGTCTTTATCGACGGAGTTTTATTTAGAGATGGATTTGATGCCGGATTAATGGAAGAGAAACTCAAAGAATGGGCACCTGTCAGTACTGTTTTTGAAAGTCATAAATCATATTTCCAATTTGCAAGAGATGTGCGGGAATGGATGGATAATGTGCGGGCTACCAGCTTATATGCGAATATGGACCAAAGAATATCTGCAAATGAAGAATTTATAAGAGAGAGATTTAAATTTAGAAGTGATTATGATGATTATCCTGAATATCTTTCTTTTATGGATTCAGTGATGGATTATAATGGTAAAGAGAGCTATGAAGGGATTAATTGCCTGAGTGCTTTGGCTTCGGTAGTTGCAAGAACAATTAGGAATAATCAGTAATTGTTTGATCTGCCGGTTCTCTCTTTACTCTCAGGAAACGTATAAATAGGATATATCCCTTTACACGCTTTCTGAGCCGGTTCACGTAAGAAGTTCCGGCCCCTTATGAACCTTCCTCTTATTAGTTCTGTTCTATATGATAATAGATGTGATTTAGCTGATAATCATGTTGATATTAGTTAAAAACATAGCTTTGGTGGTAAAAATAGTGATGATTTAGCGTGAGATACTGACTGATTGCTTATATTTGCAACATAATAACACTACAATGTAGCGTAATTATATTTATAGATTATGAAAGCTTCTACCTATACACAAAAAACATTGGTAATAGAGAATCCTTCCAAAGGACTATTAGACTTTGTAAATAAGCTGAGAGATAGGAAATTATCTCAGCAGGAAAAATTACGCAATAAAAAGGACTGCACTATAAAAATTAATGCATAAATTTATTAGATGGATATTTCCGTTTCTATTAGTTCTCAATTAGGTGATGAATATCGAATAATAATATCTCCTTTTGACTTGGAAGTAATACCTTGTGAAGTGAGAGATCTGCTTGGAGATGATATAGAAATAGCAGATGTTACACTGGAAAGAATAAAAGGGGATAATCCGACTGATATTGGAATACTTCTGAAAATATCAAATGTCATAGGTCAAGTTTTTAACGATAATGAAAACATAATATTATATTTCTACTGTGATGATATACATGATATTTTAAGAAGAGACCAAGGATTAACTCCTCAAAAATTTAGAAGTACTTTGTTTTCAAGAATGTTCGATAAGTATATATCGTCGAATAGAATTACTAACATGATAAATACTCCTATTGAGGTTAAGGCAGATAGGAATATTTACATTCATTTGATATCAAGAAGTTCCCATTTAGAGTATGTAAATGCTATAAAGGATGCAATAATGGCAATGGAATCAAAATAAGATCTCTCTTTCTATAATTTTATGTAAGATCCCTTTCTGTTCTATTTTTCATGTAGTAAAATTATAACCCCCGTGATTTTTCTGACCATCCACTGAAATTTGGTTCTATTTTTAAGATACCATAAATAAAGGGAGAGCAAAACACACTCTCCCTTCATCATATCTACCGTCCTTTTTTCTCTATTTTCATGAACACATTGCGTCTACTTTTTGCTTCAGCTTGCTTTGTCCGTTCATTGAGGATCAATTTGAGTTCATTGAGTTCCTTGTGCATTCTAAGGATATCGTCGGTAAGTGATACGACACGGCTCAGCAATACCATGTCCATATTGGTATATTTTGAAGTTTCCATATAGCTTTTTATTTAGAATTTCATTTAGATTAATTTCGTTTCCTTCGTCGAGATCCCAGGAGCCGTATTGCTCCCGGGGTGTTCATCCCCTAACAGAGATGTTCGCCTGATTGGTAGTCGAAGCGTTATATATAATCAATCGTTGTAGAAGAATGATTCTCCTTTCTTCCGTGTAAGCCTGTAACCTGTGTACAGACAAACCAATATTAATATAATCTCTATCATAATTCTAAGGTGTTAGAGGTCTGCTCACCTTATAAACAAGGTGAGCAAAACAGAAATAATATGTGGTTAATTATTATGCAGCGGGTTCGAATTCTCCTTTAATCTGCTTAATTGCTTTCTTGACGTTCCATCCACATTCGTTCAAGGCATGGATGAAACGTAGCCCCTTAGTGGTCCATACTGTGTAAACGCTCGTTCCTATAGATCCGTCGTTACGGGTATATGTTTTCGTCCTTGTAGCATGAAGTCCCCAAGTAGAGAAAGGAGAATATAGTAACCATTGACCGGACTGTTTGTAAAGGATACCTATTTCTTTCATTTTCCTGTGAAGCTTCTCCGCATCCATGCCTATTTGCTTAGCCACCTGTGTGGAGGTAAGCGTGTTGACCGATTGCAAATGGTTATCGTAGTAGTTAACTTTCGGGGCTGCTTGCTTGATTTCCTTCTCTTGTAATTCGATAGTGATTTGCTTTTGTTGGACTTCTAAAGCCAAACGTTCTTTCTCTTCTTCCGATGATACTAATGCTTTCAGTGCCTCTAAGTAGTTTTTCGGAGTTTGAGGTTTGCGTTTCTCCATTTCAAGTGATTCCCATCTATCGATGATTTTTTCACGGAGTATCGCGTCATAACCAGAAGCTAAAATTAAACACCCCTTCTTAGTGAGTTCGAAGCAAGGGAGTTCTTTATATCCTCCTCTTGGCTGAGGCTGCTTGTAGGATGTCTCCACAAAATTGTGGGCAGATACTCCTTGTTTAAGTAAGTTCCTGATGTCTCGTAAAATAGCATCATGTCTTTTCCCTGTAAGTTCCGCAATTTCAAGTGAACTCATTCTATCCGTATCGTGGATTAACGTCGCCATCAAACTACTATTATTTGTTTGATTTTGATTGTTAGGATTACTGTTAAGCATAAACAATAAAAAAGAGGTACTACCATCTTTCCCGCTGCTTAACACATTCCTAACAAATGCTGACATTCCATTACAGTTTGCCACGGGGGTATAGTAATACCTCAAATATTTTAAGTACAAGCATAAAAAATGCTCGCATGATTAATGCAAGCTCCGCTTGCATTTGTTAGGATTATAAATATGTTAAGCACTGCAAAAATAGATATTTTAGTTGAATACAAAAAATAATTCGGATAAAACTTGGTAAATATGTATCTATTTAATTATTTTGCACAATATTTTTTAATATTAAAATGTTATATTCATGAAACGAACTATTTTATTGTTACTATCTATTGTTTCTGTTCTGTCATTATCTTCTTGCGGTGATGATGACAAACCTGTTGTACAATCTATCGAAATTTCTAAAAGTGAAGCTTCAGTAAAGATTGGTGAGAAAATAACTCTTACTGTCAGCCATTCGCCAGCAGATTTACCCGCTCCCGAATATGAATGGAATTCTTCTGATGAAACAATTGCAACTGTTGAAAATGGAGTTGTTTATGGCAAAGCCGTTGGAGAAGCAACTATATCAGTATCTTCCTTTAATTTAGGGTTAAAAGATATATGTAAGATTACTGTAACTCCAATTGAGGCAACGGGTATCAAACTATCTGAGAATGAAAAGACGATGACTACTGGTGAATCATTCCGTTTGGAGTATACGATAGAACCTGAAAATACTACCAACAAAGAAGTGGAATGGGAGTCTTCGGATAAAACTATAGCAACGGTTAATGCAGATGGCGAGGTTACAGCCGTTTCCGATGGTGAATGTACTATTACAGTCAAAGTCAAAGGAAGTGATACCTCCGCCAAATGTGTTGTTAAAGTGAATCCTATTAAGGTTACAGGAGTTACATTGAATGAAACAACTAAATCTATTGAAGCCGGCGAGTCATTTACTCTGACAGCTACTGTATCTCCTGAAAATGCAAAGGACAAAAGTATTAAATGGTCTTCCAGCGATCCTAATATTGCAAAGGTAGAAGACGGATTGGTGACTGCATTGGCAAAAGGTACATGTAACATAATTGCCACTACTAATGATGGGAATTTTAAAGCGCAGTGTACTGTGAATGTTTTGCCTTCTTCAGTAAAAGGAGTCCAGTTTACAGAATCTTCAGTTAAGATTCTGAATGGAGAAAGCTATACATTGGCATATTCTATTTTACCTGAAAATGCGGAGAATAAAAATGTAAAATTTAGTAGTTCTGCACCTAATGTTGTTTCTGTAGATAATAGCGGGAAAGTTACAGCATTACAAAAAGGCACATCTACAATTACAATAACGACAGAAGATGGCGGTCATACCGCTACTTGCGAAGTGACATCTGCTGAAATTACAGACTTTATTAATTTAAATATTTCTGGGGGATCAGGAGCAGGACTTGTTATTATTAATGGTTATATAACTGGTTCTTTGTATTGCCATATTACGAATACAAGCTCTAAAGAAATATCTCTTACTAAGTTTGAGGTAAAAGATGGATCAACCGGAAGCATCGTATTATACACTGACGAAGCCTCTAAACTGGGCTCTCTTAAGGCGGGACAATCAACAAATCTTGGTGGTCAGATGAGATATGTTTATCTTCCTATATTCTCTTGGACATTTACCTATGAAGGTAAAGAGTATCAAGTATCTGAACAATACAAACGATACTAATCAGATAATTTAATATTTTCAAATTATGAAAAGGATTTTATTCTTATTGTTAACGGTTACATTTTCGGTTTCATTACAAGCTCAAGTTATGAGAACAGAAGAGTTGGAAAAATATGCTAAAGAAAATTATGGTGATAATTGGGTGGAAGCAGCTGAAAATTTGGGATCAACTCTCGCCTTAGATAAAAATCAGTCTTTAACCTATACTCAAGTCGTAGAGTGTGGTAATAGAACCAAGGATGATTTGTATGTTATATTGAATCACTGGTTTACAGAGTCATTTAATGATGCGAATGCTGTTATAAAATTAAATGATAGAGAGGCTGGCGTTATTATTGGTAAAGGATATGTTCCGGATATTGCTGCGCATTTAGGAGGAATGAGTTCATATAAAGTTAATATTACTCCAATTATAAAAGTAGATATAAAAGATGGTAAGATTCGTATAACTTATACTCTACAATATTATAATATAGAAAAAGTTATAGGAGGGGGAATTATAGCTGCATTTTCAGATGGGACACAGAGACCAGAAAAGAGGATTGAGAAATGGGGGCTTGAGACATGTTTTCCATTTATAGATAAGGATAAGCATAAGGCTAAAAAAAACATCATCTAAAGCATTGGTAATGGCGCATGCGTATTCTAATGTTATTATGGATAAAATAGAAGAAGCTGTAAAAAATGGTTTGGCAGGAAATGAAGATGATGCTTGGTAGGGAACTTTTATAGGATCTCTATTTAATTATAATTTCCTAAGAAACACTTTTTATTTGGCTGGGAGCAATCCCGGCCTTTTTTATATCTTATCTGTTAACTGATAAAAAAGGCAATGGAACCTAAATTCCATCGCCTTGAATATGCCTCCAAAGAGGTCTCGTGTAAACAAATGCCGAAATTAAAGTTGTACCGCCAGCATTTCTCTCGCTGCCCTGTGTATTGCTTCCTCTATCTTAGCTTTTTGTGCTTCGGAAGCAAACGCTATCCTTTGCTTGTACTGGCGCATCAAAGAGGGATTAATGCCTGCATACTTTGCGAAAGTAGATACGCTTATAAACTTGAAATTATCAAAGAATGAAGCTATATCATACTTATACTCAAACTCTACATTCTTCAGTTCCCCTGGCACTTCATTACCTTGCTCTTTAAGCATGGTAATATAGTCATCAATACATTCATGTAGTGATCGTTTTGCTTCATCAACGCTTTTCCCTTGACCGTTCAAGTTAAAACCGTCAAATTCCGGAACATAGACACTTATTGTCTTGTCGTCCCACATTTCAACAATAGCAACCGTTTTCATATTCCATTTATTTTATAATTCCGGTAAACAAATGTGCGGGTCATTTAAGACCCGCATCTTTCATCATGCTGTTAAGAGTGCCGCCTTTTATTTCTTGCGAACCATGCCTGCCCACTCGGAAGTATTTCCCCGTTTTCGGACTGTACCATACGTCGTGTTCTTTGCCGTGACTCACGAAATAGCAGCCTATCTTTGCAGCCTTCTTTAAGAACTCTGTTGTTTTCATTTCAAAGAGCATTTGTTTACGGGTGCAAATATAACATATTTGTTATAAATATAATAATAATAGAACATGTTTTTAAGCACACTTGGATGGTAAGGGACCCAAACCTTTTTATTTTTTTAGTCAGTATCTCAGTAAGTAACAGTTACATTTAATTTGTTAATAATATTCTTGTTTTTGTTCGTTTAATTACTTAATTCTATTATAAACCAATCTGTTAAATGAAATAAAAATCGTAATTTCTATAGATAAAAAAAGAATGATTTAGGTAAATAATCAATAATATTATCTATATTTGCAGTGGAGAGTATCCACGGCATATAAAGGTATATGCTACCGTAAATCATAAAAGAACGAAAATACATAAAAACGGGAGTGGGTACGCCTTTGGGTGTATCCACTCTTTTTGCATATATGGGTAGCTGGTTTTCAAAAAAGGCAATGAATATGACCGACAAGGTTAATGTGGTTGAGAAGAGAGGTAATGATATATTCTATCTTACCAATCTTTTTGATTCTAAAGGTGCCATCTGGAAGACGGACTTTAACATGTCCCAAGCCATGGATAAAGAAAACGCCTTGTTGTATTGTACTCCGTTCGCTACCGTTATAAGGAAGGTGGGAGCCATGTTTGCAAACGGAAGGGTTTACCTGACAGACTCAGAGGGTAACGATGTCACAGATCCGAAGCTGACCGCCTTGTTTAAGAAACCTAATCCGCTTCAAAATTCCATCGCCTTCTTCTCTCAAATAGAAATGGTCCTCCGGACATATGGATACTGCCCTATATATACCAACCGTATTTTTAAGAAAGGCATTCCTCGTACGATGTGGATCATCCATCCCACGCATTTCCATCTGACCGGTACCGGGAAATCTCTGGACCAGGTAGATCTGGACGGAATAGTCAAGGAGGCGTACGTTGAGTGTGGAACCGAGAAAAAGGTCCTTAACAAGGAGGAGTATTTTATCATTTACGACAGTGATATCCATATCCCTTGCAATGAAGGTGATGAGATAACGTTCGGTACGGCCGTAGACAGTTTGTCTATCCCTGTTTCTAACTGGATGGCTTCTATGCAGGCAAGTAATTCCCTGATAACGAATGGAGGCCCCAAAGGGATCATTTACAATAACGATAACAGTGAGACAGGTAATGCTTCGCTGAATTCAACCGAACAGAAATCACTTCTTGATAGATTCAAGCGGAAGTACGGGTTGATGAAAAGTCAGTTCCAGATTGCTGTCTCCCGTGCTAAATTGGGATGGATTCCCTTGAATTATAATTCTGACCAGTTGAAACTTCATGAAGAGGATAAGAGGTGTACTGAAAAGATCGCTAATGCTATCGGTCTTAACCCGAGCCTTTTTAATGAAAGTAAGTTTGAGAACCAGGAATCGGCTAAACGTGCCGGTTACCAGGACTTGATTATACCTAATGCAGAGATAATAGCTGAGGCTTTTACGGAGAATGTTTGCCCGGAAGGTACAATTATGAAGATTGATTTCTCACACGTAGAATGTTTGCAGGCGGATAAGAGTAAATCATCGGAGGTTCTGCAACGGGTGATGGACTCCATGATTAAGGGGAAACAGGCCGGCCTTATTACCGGAGACGAGGGAAGAAGCGTATTAGCTGAATATATAGATATTGATCCTGAAAAACCTAAGGGAGATTATGGAAACGAAGAATAAATATAAAGGTAGAATCGGGAAGCAGACTAAATCCTTTTCGTTTGAGACAAAGGATCTGTCCATTGACAGCGGAAGCCGTAAGATCTCAGGATATGCTGCCATATTTGGCAACATAGACAAGAGCGGAGATATGCTTATAAAAGGATGCTTCTCAAAAAGTATCCAAGACAGGGGACCGGAAAGTGCGGCCAACGACAAGATTATCTTTCTGTGGATGCATGATATGAGTGAACCCATCGGTCGGTTGACGGCTTTGCGTGAGGATGAAAAGGGGTTGTATTTTGAAGCCGTAATTGATGATGTAGAACGAGGCAACCAGGCTTTGACACAGCTTGAATCCGGAACACTGAACCAGTTCTCTATTGGATATAGATACGTGTGGGAGAAATGTGAGTGGGATGAAGGAAGAGATTGTCTGATCGTAAAAGAGGTTGTCCTTTATGAAATCTCTGTTGTCTCAATCGGTGCTAATGGTGAAACGGAGTATCTGGGATTAAAGTCTGAGGAGGATTACCAAGACCGATATTGTGAATTGGTATCTGACATCGACGTCTTATGTAAAGGACTTAACGTCATAAAACAACAAGAGTTACAAAGGATCATTGCTAAAGCTATGTCACTTGCTTCTGCAAGGCCGGAAAGCAATCCGCCTGCAAGGGAAGCCGACGTACATGGTAAGAAGTCCATGTTTAATAAATTAAAACTAAAACAGGATTGCTTATGAAATTAGGATTTTTGGACCTTATTGACACAAAGGGAATGTCTGAGGATGACAAAAAAGTATGGGAGAAGATGGACAGCGCCTTGGCTTATTCTATCGATAAGGAGATAGGAGAGAAGATCAAGTCTTACCTTAACGATGAACTGAAGATTGAGGATCTGCGTACATCTATTACTGAAGCGGTAAAATCGATCAGCGATTTCAAGAAAGAGAATAGCGAAAGTGTGGTTGATAAGAAAACGTTTGATGAAACCATCAACAGTATCGAGGAAAGCCTTATCCGGATCAAGGCCGCTACGGAAAAGACCGGGAACGGTGAGATCGCTATTAAGAGCATTGATAAACAGATTGAGGAACAACTGAAGGACTTTATCACGGTTGAGAAAGGTGTGAAGGTGGTTGACTTGAAGGGAGCGTGTAAAGCATCTGCCGGCTATAAGAAGAGTATTAATCTGATATTGGATCGCAAAAAGGTTTCTACTGTTACAAGTACGGAGGTTGCACCTCATTACAACAATACGGTAGACACTACTCTTTCCGTTGACCCGAAAGCGGAAACAGTGATCAGGAGATATGCAAACGTAGCAGGAATTAGTACGCGCTCATTGACATATGCTGAGTATAAACCAGGGGAAGGTGATGCAAAATGGGTACCCGAAGGCGGGTTGAAGCCTAGCATGGATGCTACACTTTCCGAGGTCATTATTCCTGCTGGAAAAGTTGCATTGACAGTAAAACTTACGGAGGAAGCATTGACTGATTTACCTCAGTTGGTAGCTGAGATAAGATCAGAAATTATTAACCGGATTGGTATTGCAGAAGAAGAAGGTATTATTTCCGGGAGTGGATCAGACGGACAAATTAAAGGAGTATTTAAAGATCTGCCTTCATTTTCATTAACCGGATTCAAAGTAGCTAAGTTTCCTAATATGTATGATGCCATTGTAGCGGCATATACGCAGATTCTTTCTACAAGCAAGATGAATTATCGTCCTAACCTTGTTTTGATGAATCCAATAGACTATGCAATGATGCAGCTTGAGAAGGATTCAAACGGACAATATCTGCGGCCGTTCCGTGTCGGTGATGAACTGATCAGAGGACTTGCGGTGGAAACGTCTACCGCTATCGAACAGGGTAAGTTCCGTATCGGTGATTTCAATTACCTTAACATTCGTGATTTAGCTCAACTGGCAATCACTTTTGGTTGGGAAAACGATGACTTTACAAAGAATAAAGTTACCATGATCGGTGAAAAACGATTGATGGCCTATGTAAAAGCGCAGTATAAGACTGCATTTGTGAGTGATTCATTTGCTACAGTAATGGAGGCTATTTCTCCTTCAGTTGGTGGTTAAACATAAAGTTGGATAAATATGGGAAAAGAGTATAACATGGACCTGCATAAGCAGTACGAGGTTGAGTTCATTAAAGACGTGAACTTCTTTAAGAAAGGGGATAAAACGAGTGTGAATATGCCCCTTGCAAGTAAGTTTTTCAAGGACGGAAAGATCCGGGTGCCGAATAACCTAATGCAGGATGCAAAAGAGCTCGGCTGTGAAGAACTGTTCGTTAAACCGGGTGATAATAAATTAAAAGAGTAGCATATGATAATTGACGGTACATACTTTAAGGGGACAACATCTATAGATGGGCTGAACGTGGATACGGGGGCTCCTTCAATTACCCGTACTGCAATGAAGGACTATCTTGACAGTTTCATTGATACGTATGAAAAAGAGTATCTGAAATTGGTGTTGGGAAGGGATATGTGCCGTCAATTCATAAACTACCTGAAGGCAGACGGGGAAGATAAGATTGATAAATGGGAAAGGCTAAAAGAGTTTCTAACCAAGGATGGTAAAAGCCCTATCGCAAATTATGTGTTCTTTTTCTTTGTGAGAAGGAACAATGTGCATGTAAGCGATGTGGGCACAACCAGTTCTGATGATGAAGACCATGCCGATCCCAATGTGGTACTTATTCCGGCATGGAATGAAATGGTTGAGATGAATAATGATTTGCTTGATTTCTTATGCAAGGATGACAGCTATGACGGTTTTTCATTTGACCGCTCAATGCTGGAAGAGATTAATTCGTTTGGCTTATGATAGTAATAACGGATGTATTCAGGGAAATAGTAGAGCGTGTCTCAAAGGAGTATGGCAAACATATCTCGTATATGTTTGGAGACTGGAGCTACATTTCTGACCAGTTGTTAGTCTGGAGCAAATCAAATGATACTGCGAAGCTAAAATATCCCGCCATATTCCTTTATTCTCCGATCGAAGAGGACAGGACCGGCGAGAAAGGGAAAATGTCATTGGATATACTCCTTGTCGTAAATACATTGCCTTCATATACCAACGAAGAACGTTCGCGTATATCATTCGCCGAATGTCTCAGACCTATTTACGAGATATTGATCAAGGAGATCGGTAAAGAGCCGGCGTTTGATATGGCTTATGTAAAAAGTATCCCGCACATATATGTTGAGAATTACCGGTACGGCAAAGCAGGAGTGACAGGCCCGGACGGAAAGCCATTCAAAGATTATATCGACGGGATAAATATTAAGAATTTGCAGATCACATTAAAAAAAGAGAAGTGTTATGGCGATAGAATTTAGAGAATGTAAGGGGCAGGAAGACTTTAATACCGGAAGATCGAAGTGTATTCTTGATCCCGGAAAGATAAAAGCGGTAATCCTTATTCCACGTGGTTTTAAAATCCCTAACGGACTGACCGCAGATAAGTTAGAAGAGCTGTGTCATGCAGACCGGCCCAACCGTATTTATCCGATAAAGACGGTTGAGGAGTTTGCGCCTACCGGTGGTGAAGCCAATGTAAATGCAACCGGCTATGGTGGCAATAAAATCACCGGCTATTCGGCGTATACAGCGGCGCTTACTTTGGATAATTATGATGCCAGCCTTAAAGCCAATCTTATGATGGCAAAAGGCGTGGAATTTGACGGGGTAATTGTTGATGAAGACAATGTATTGTTCGGAACGAATCGTGATACTACGGGATTGAGTGGTATTCCGCTTTCGGGAGTATATCCGAGCGGCCAGGATTGGGACTCTTCCGGCCAGGAAGCTAATCTGATCGTAAACCTGATGTTTAAGGATTACGAGAAATACATCAAGACGGCAGACATCATGGCCCTGAAGTTTGATGTAGTGGAAGCACTGAAAGGGCTTGTGTTTGTTGACCTGGTGAAAGTGGGAGAGGATAAGTATAAGTTGATTGAGCACTTCGGAGGCCTTAATGTTACGGGGTATTATGCGGACGCTCTTTCCAAGAGTGCCGGAAAATCTTTCGACGGAGGCGTATCAGCAGTATCCTATGCTAATGGTGAGTTGACCGTTACTGCTACAGGCACTCCTTCTTTGAAGAAACCATCGGAGCTCCAGAAGGAAGGCATTATCGGTATTGAGCAGAAAGAGGCGTATGATGCAAGCGTTTAACTTATAAATAGGATATAACATGGTTGTAGAAGGTGTGAACTTCATAGAAAATGAAGTCGTGAAATGGAAACGAAAGGACTTTATCGATACTCACAAAAAGTTATTTTTCCTAGATAGGGAAGAATTTGAAAGGGAAAAGATACTGGGTGATATTTACGACCGGATTAAGGGTTTGATTCCGGATAAAGGTAAACTGATTGATTGACAGTGTGAAGGGGATGGATTTTTATTAGTTCATCCCCTTTTAAATTACATGGGATATGGCAACATTAAGCGATGCGGCTGATAATTTTAAACTGTTTGTTGGAGGACTTGAGAAAGTTGTAAAACACACAATTCAGAGTAATGCTGATTTGGTGCAGGACTTTATCCGGCAACAATTGTATTCAGGGGTGAATGGTCGTGGAAAGCCTTTAAGGCCGACATATCTCAATGACCCTTTTTTTAATTCGAAAGATGCCGGCAGATGGTTTCATAATGCTGAAGGATATATGAAGTGGAAGATGGAAAAGACACCTCCGGCTCCTTCTTATCTGTTCTTGCCACCGCGTGACATGAAAACTCCAAACCTCAAAATTCGGGGTGACTACTACTCGTCTATTACTGCTATCCCCATTAATGACGGATTGAGGATAGAATCTGTCGGGGTCTCTTTCGGGGATGATATTGAAAAGAAATACGGCAGTATAATACTGGCCGTAGGGCCCGAAGCATTGGGGCATTTTATGGTTCATTTTATGAATCCCGCATTACGGGAATATTATGCAAAATTCGGTATACTGTGAGCTGTTGGTGTGATAATAAAAAAAGGATGCAGGATATAGAGAGAGTCCGAAGTCTTGCACGCATAGCTGCCAAGATGGATCACTCTGTGTATGTGCTTTACGAAAAGAAAGACGGAACCTTTGATTTTCTACCGGAAGGTATTGAATTCTATGGGACGTTTGTTGAATTGGTATTTTATTAGAATAAGAAGTAATAACCATCGTGTGAAGGGGCACGATACAAAATTTTAAATTATGGCGAATGAATTTAAAATAACGGATATTGTTGATAAAAAAGCTTTTGATGAATTAACTAGCCTGATTGCTAAATTTAATGAAACCAAAGAGGCTTATGTGAATCTTACCAAAGATTTGGCAGGAGGTCTCAGAGTAAAACCGGGGGATCTTAAGGAATTAGCGGATAAAACAGAGAAGTATACTAATATAATGAACCAATTAGTTACTACTCAGAATAAACTGTCTGATATACAAGGTAGATACAAGGGTATTTTAAATGATCTAAATAAGAATATGAAAGAATTCTTATCATTGTCATCCTTATCAGGAAAGTTTGATTCTCTCACAAGTGCAATAAATAAGGCTTCTGATGCTTTAAAAATCGCATCTGAAGCTCAAAAGGATAATGCTCAAACTACTCAAAGGCAGGCTCAAGCCATGCAATCCGCAAGTTCATCTATTTCATTGACAAGTAGTGCTTATGCGGAGATTCTAAATACCGTAACTTCTTATGATAATAAAGCAAAAGAACTAAATGAAAGGCTGTCTGCTAATAAAATCAGGCTTGATGAAATAAGGAGAGAGCTATCTGAACTATCAAAAGAACTATCTAAGGGTATAATAAGCCAACAAGAATATTTGAATAAAGTATCAGATCTTACAATTAAAGAACGAGATCTTGTACAGCAGAATAAACAGTATACATCTCTTCTGAATGCACATTCAAAAGCCATGGTTTCTACAGCCGGGAGCTATAATGAAATGAGCGCAGCAGTAGTACAATTAGAAAATAGATTTAGAAATTTGTCTGAAGCTCAAAGACAAGGAGATCAAGGAGTCGGTTTAATAAAGCAGATTAAGCAACTAAAAGATGAATTAAAGGTCATTGACGCTCAAATGGGTAATTATCAAAGAAATGTAGGTAACTATACATCACATTGGAATGGATTAAACGCATCTGTCCAGCAAGTGGCCAGAGAGTTGCCTTCATTAGCAGTAGGATGGAATGCTTTCTTTCTTGCTATCTCTAATAACTTGCCTATAATGGCTAATGAAATAAAACGTGCAAGAGATGAGTTTAAGGCTTTGCAAGAATCCGGTCAGAAAGGGGTTCCCGTATGGAAACAACTAACTAAATCTATCCTTAATTGGCAAACAGCATTGGTAGTAGGTATTACATTGTTATCTGTGTATGGAAAGGATATAATGAATTGGATAGAAAACTTATTTAAAGCGAAAGAAGTCACAGGGGACTTGATTGACTATGAAAATAAATTGCTAATAGCTAGGCAAAAAGGAATTCAAGATATATCTAGAGAAACGACTAAGCTAGATCTTCTTTATAAAACAACTCAAGATACAAATAAATCTATGAAGGAACGTCTTGCAGCAGCTAATGCGTTACAGAAGATGTCACCTGATTATTTAGGTAATATGAAGAAAGAAAGTATATTAGCTGGAGAGGCTAAAGAAGCGTATATGCAATTGAGAAAAGAGTTGGTGGCTTCTGCGATAGCACGTGCACAGTTAGATGAAATGACTAAAATTGCAGCCCAGAGATATAAGGCATGGGTTAAAGAAAGAAATGCTTATGTTTCATATTTAAGATCGGAAAACGAACTTAGCAAGAATAATAGTGATCTACAAAAAACAATAACATTAAATGCAAAAAAACAATGGGAAAATGCAAAAGATAGTTTGAGTGATTACGATAAAGCTCTTAAAGGTATGTCTGAGAGTATTGACGTAGACGCTTTGGTAAATGATTCCAATGACGCTAATAAAAAGGAGGCTGAGGAATATGCAAATTACATGAAGAACATAGAGAGTGAATTGACTAAAACCAGAATAGCTCTAATCGAGGATCGTAGAAAAGCAGAGATTGCCAGTGTAGAAAATACTTATAAAGAGAATATCAATAAAATAAAAGGATATTCAGCCAAAGAAAATCAGTTAAGATCCCAATATGAAGAAGAGAAAAATAAAAATATCAGAGATATTAATGAAAAATATGACTTGGAAAGGGAGGAGTATGAATCAGATTTAGAAAAGCGAAGCATTGAATTAAAACTGGATACTATTAAAAACAATTCGGAAAAAGAGCTTGAATATAAACTTGATTTATTACTAAGGATGAATGAACTCTTACGTGAAGAGGAAATCCGTGAAGCGGAAAGGAGAGGTGAAGATGTAGAATTGATTAATAAAAAATATGATGCAAGATTTTCATCTATAATTCAAGATAATATATCAGAGCGTTTAGGGTTGATAAAAAAAGGTACCGACAGGGAACTTGATATATTGGATACAAATTCCTTGAAGGAGATTAATGCTTTAAATAAACAATATAAACAAGGGGAAATAAACGAAAAGCAGTATAGGGATGGACTATATAAGATTACCAAAGAGTCTGGGGAAGCAAAGTTAAAGCTTTTATTGAAAGAAGCGGAGGCAGAACTGGCCTTATCTTCTGATCTCCCTCAAGAGAAGGTTGATGAGATTCAACGGAGAATAGATAAGATTAAGGCTCAGATTGGGGCCTTTGGTGATGACATGGATAATGATGAAAATAATCCGGGGAAAAGATGGGCGGATGATTTTAATAATGCTTTGGGAAATTTATCTTCATCTGCCAATAAATATTTGGGGGATTCTGCCAATATATTTAATGCTCTGGGCGATATCATAGGAGAAATTACCTCAAAAATGGATGATGCAGGAGACAGTGTACTTAATTTTTGGGGCAAACTCGATGACAAAGGCAAGTTATCCTTTGTGTTGTCTTCATTTGCAAAGATACAAGATGGAATTACTTCTATTATGACAGATATTTATGATGCCAGGATAAAACGTGTGGAAGAGGAACAGGAAGCTAATGAAGAAGCTGGCGAAAAAGAACTGGAGAGAATTGAAAAGTTGGAAAACTCTGGTGTCATCACTAAAGAAGAAGCTGAAGCAAGAAAAAGAGCGGCAGAACAAACTACTGCGAATAAGAATAAAGAACTGGAGAAAAAGAAAGAGGCTCTCCAGCAGAAACAGGCCAAATGGGAGAAGGCTAATGCGATCAGTCAATCTATCATAGCTACTGCACTGGCTGTTTCAAGGGCCCTCCCGAATATGGTTCTGGCTGCATTGGTTGGAGCATTGGGAGCTGCCCAGCTTGCGACTATTATTGCTCAGCCTATTCCCAAATATGCTAAGGGTACAGATAACCATCCCGGTGGGTTAGCTATTGTAGGAGATGGAGGTAAACATGAAGCTGTTGTAACTGACAGGGGAGCTTATATAACTCCTAATGTTCCTACTTTGATTGATTTGCCGCGTCGGGCAAAAGTTATTCCCGATGTAGATATAGAGAGGCGCAGTGATTTCCTGCCTCCTTTTGACAGGTTAGCTTTGTATCGCAGCATGAACTTGCGTTCAGACATAGGTGCTTTGATGAAGGATGCCGAGAGGATGGGTGAGCCTATTACTGTGAATGTGAATAATGATTATAGAAAGTTGGAGCGTGAGATGCAGTCGTTAAACCGTTCGTTTGAAAAGATGGCTAAATACCAGAAGAAGGCTGCAAAAGAAGCCGAGCTAAGAAATATATCAAATCGTATTTAATATGATATACACAGATCTTGATAGAATATCCCTCAGAAGATTCATAGATGTATTTTGTGGAAATTCGGACGCCGTGTGTGAAGGAGATTATAGTGAAGATGAAAAGCAGAAAGCGGCGTCCGGATTGGTTAATGAATATATGTCTATAGTTGGGAAGAAGGGAATATTGGCTGAAGTTTCTAAGAAGAATGAAATTATCAGCCTTGTGATAAAGATACAGTTGATGAACTGCTGCCGTTATCTTACTGAAGAGAAGGAGTGGTCTACGGTTTGTTTGATTCTTAATGATATAGGATATAGTCTTGATCCTAATGATCACAATAAGATATGCAGCAGGATTGAAGCTATTTTATCTAACAGTAGATTTCGGGTGGATAAGATCATGTCAGAACAATCCGACCTCCCTAAGTCGGCTATTATGGATAGGGATTACTTTGTGAGAGAAAGAGTGGCCGTAATGCAACATTTCAATATGCATATTGATCCGGATTCATTTTCCGCAAAGGAATATGCCTATATGGTAAAGAGGATGTGTGATGATGTTGATTTTCGCCTGAAGGCATTAAAAAAGAAATGATATGTATTACAAATGCGAGTTGTTGGTCGATGGTTATTCGTATCAGGTAACGGATAACCTTGTGAATTGGGATGATATAACGACATCCTTCAAGAGAGGGGATTATGATGGTGTCGTGAGATCGTTCTCTACGAAGTTTGAGTTTTCTAATGCTGCATACAGTCTGTTGAAACGTGTGTTCCGGGAAAAGTATCTGCAAGCATCGGCCAGTGTGGTGTTTTACACAAGAAATAATAGCTGGTTATGGAATGAAAGATTCCGGTGTTCGTTAGATTTCTCCACATTTCAAGATGATGGGAATACCATATCTATCAGTGCTGTAGATGACAGCCTGGCCGCATTGATAAAAGCTAAAAAGGGAACACAGTATGAATATGCTGTGAGCGAACTTACAGAAGGCAAATACTTGTACTATGACGGTATAAAAATGAATCAGAATGTGAACTGGTTGGTTGCCGGGAATAGCATTGAGGATTCAACGGATATATCAGTGAAGTTGGAAGCTGCATTACTAAACCAAAAATACTTTCCATTAGTGGTTGGGGCAAGTGAAACATCTATAGGTGGATATATTACATATGGAGATACCTTTCAGCAAGATGTATCTAAAAATGATAAAGACACTTTCCTTTTCAGAGCGGAAAGGAATATTACCTGTTTTTTAAATGTATCTATTTCATTTAAAGTGGCTGCAAATAAAGCTCTATCCATGCAGCTTATAAAAGTTGGTTTAGACGGCAGTGAAACGGAAATAGCGGGAACATTTGTTAATGATGAACATCCAGAAACTATTTTCTTACTTTCATATATGAATAATATAACATTACTTGAAGGAGAGTATTGCTTTATCAAATATGGATCTATTAAAGAAATGACTTTGACTATCCGGGACCCTTACATTAGTCTAAATTGGGATGCAAGAATAATACCGGTTAATATTGATATAGTTACGCCTGTCAAGCTTCTAAACCGGCTTCTTCAAAGTATAAATGGAGGGCAGGAAGGAATTACAGGAGAGATCGTTTCAGGGGTAGACAAGAGATTGGATGAATGTATGATAATTCCTGCTGAGAGTGCAAGAGGTCTGAAAAAGGCAAAATTGTATTGTTCGTATACAAAGTTTGTTGATTGGATGCAGTCGGAGTTTGGCTTTGTTCCTGTGATAGGGGAAGACAAGGTTACATTTGTACATAGAAGTAGTCTGTTTTCAAAAAACATAGTAAAAGATTTCGGTGACAATATACGGTCGTTTGAATATAGCGTAAATTCTTCCTTGATTTATTCCCGGGTACGGGCCGGTTATGACAAGAAGGATTATGACAGTGTGAACGGACGTGATGAATTTCATTTCACAAATGAATATAGTACCGGAGTGACCTTGACTGATAATTCCCTTGAATTGATAAGCCCGTTTCGGGCTGACGCATACGGAATAGAGTTTTTGGTTCAGAAAAGGGGAGAGGATACTACGGATAGTGATAGCGACAATGACGTATTCTTTGTTAATGCAAGGCTTGCTTCAATAGATGGCGGATACCGTCTTATACGTAAGATAAATGGTGGTCCATCCATTTCCGGGGTAATAAGTCCCGATACAATGTTTAATGCTGTATACTCTCCACGTTATATGATAGAGGCTAACCGGAAGTTTATTGGTGCATTTACCAACACATTGGACTTTGCGTCTTCTGATGGTAACAGTGACGTGGTTATTGATGGAGTATCCGAGAAAACGGATATCCAGTTGACGGAAGGAGAGAGGCTGTTTACTGTTGGCGAGGTTTCAGTAGAGTCTGGAGATATGAAAGCTCCTGATGATCTCACAGGATTAATATCTATAGAGAAAGGAGGAGAAACATATCATGGGTATATTAAAGACGGTAAGTTTAATTACGGCCGTTCTGAAGCTGCTAAATATACTTTGATAGTGGAGAGTATAAAATAAGGTGAAATTGTTCATAATTACGTTTTTAATTCATATATTTGCTACGATAACACAGGTCAAGAGGCTTGTAACCCAAATTCGGACTAAAGGACTATGATTAAGATAGGTGATATATGCCCATTGTTCTTTTCGCCAGTTAAGGACAAATATGCAATCGATGTAGATTACATTCAGAGGTTTCATACAACTGATAAAATACTCCTGCAAATATTTGCGGATGACGGTGAAGTAGCTTCAGCCTCTCTTAACGATCTTATCAAAGGAACTTCTTCCAATATCCAATTCCTGACTTATGAGGTAAATGCATCTGTTATGATGTATTATGTCGTGTTTACTTCACTTCCGGATTCAGTCTATAGTATAACTTTTGAAAGGAAAGAATCTGAGCCATTTGAAGTATGTTCCGATTCCAATATCTTGGAAGAAACCGCATTGATTCGCTATTCACACAAAGATAATAATTCTGCTTTTGATAATATCTTCTGGATAGGAGATACTCAACAGGTATTCGAATGGAGAGTGGAAGCTGGGTTTAAGCCGGCAGGATATTCCGCAAAGATAGATAATGAACAATACCGCAATCAAAGACAAGAAATAGAAGAGTTATATGCTGTTCCATATGATTCGTATGTACTTACAATAGGAAACTCGTGTGGTGTCCCGTATTGGTTCGGAAGGCATCTTAACCGGATATTGTGTGTGTCTATGTTTGATGTGAATGGAGAAAGATATGTAAGGTCCGAGAATTCTGTTCCAGAGATAAGTCAGGTTATGGAAGACAGCCAAATGTTTTTCGTGACTATTGCATTGGAACCACAGGAAAATTCTATTTCCGGTGTTGGCGGTGCTCCTGAGCAGGCGAGCAGCGCATCTATTGTCGGTTTTGTCGTAAATAACCCGAAGGAGGGGGAAATGTTGAAATATAAAGAAAGCGAAGCGGCATTCATAAATACTTCACGAATTTGACATGAAAAAGAATATAAGCAAAATACAATGGTTTGGTTCAGAAATTGAAAACGGGAAAGCAAAAGCTCCCGTCATTTCTCCTGATTCTATGTCGCATTTGGAAGGGCTTAATCAAGGAGAATTTTATATCTGTAATGCAGACGAAGATCCAGCTATATTTATACGTACCAACAAGGATAATGTAGTAGCGTTTAAGCTTGCTGCGGATGTTGACATGGAGGCTTTGAAAAAGGTTTTTCTCCGGAAAGACCAAAACGACACCACCCCCTACAAACTGACCATCCGTGGTGGCATTGAAACCGGTTGGGACCAATCTCAGGCAGAGCCTACCGCTTCTCTCTCTGAGGATGGTATATTAAACGCTGCCGCAGCTATATTGAAAGAATACATCTCTTCTCCGAAGTTTGTTCCGGGATTTACAGGAGAAGGTGCTAAACTTTATAAGGACGAAGCCGGTAACTGGACTTTGGAATGTGACATTGTTACCGTCCGCAAGATGATGAAGGTATTTGAACTGATCATTCAGAAAATACGTTCGGTTAACGGTGCCTTGGTGATCAGCCAGAGCAACAGTAAGGTTGTAGAGGTGACGGAAGATGGCGAGTATTACGTCCTCGAATTTGGTGATGATCAGCCAACTTTTCAAGCGCATGACCTCGTAAGACACCAAGTATTTAGCGGGAACGAAGTAGAATACTATTGGGTAGAGATTGACCGTGCAGAAGGCTCTAAGGTCTGGATTCTGAAAAGTGAGTTTAATGGCGTTGTTCCTAAACAGGATGACGAATTGGTACAAATGGGCAACACTCAGAATGTGGCCCGACAGAGCTTGATTTATTTATCTGCCGAGGAAGGCAGCCCACAGAATGAAGGTTTGGGTGAATATTCGTCTTTGCCGGCTACTGTAGATGATGAAACGCAGACTATTCATACTATATATTCCGGTACGGTAGATGGAAAGTATTTTAAGTCGGACTTGATAGTTGCGGCTGACTTTAGTACAGCCAGCCTTAATTTCTACAAGTCAGCTTCACTCACTTCTCCCGTATGGACGAAACTAAACGCTACACCTTATGAATTTACCCTATTGCAGGATTTGTTCTACTGGAATGGCGGGTATGTCTATGTAGCTGATATTTACTCGACCGGGACATTATCGGCGATAGGATATTCTTCCGATATCAACAACTTGTTTACCGGTGCCATGGCTGTAAGCGATTTGGATGCCGGCGTTAACTTCTACACCTATGAAAAGGGAAACATGGGTTTTGACGATGATCATTTCTACATCGGTTGGCGTGGAAGTAAAAGCAGCAGGGATTATATGGTCAAGTTTGCCATAGACAAGTCCGGAACTGTCACCCTGTATAAAGAGGATATGGTCTATACAAAGGCTATGCGTATCAGTGGAAATTATATGTTATCTTCAGACAGACTGTCTTTGGAAGTTAGGAGTCTTAAGAATTCGCAGTTCTCCGTATATGACATAGATGATACCATGACTGATGCAATCTGCTACAAATCCGCTTGCTTCCTTGTGTTTACTTCAAAGAGCTACTATTCTATTGAAAATGGAAGTATAACGAAGAAGGAATATGATTTAGGAGGTAAGACAATAGGAACTGTCTCTAACAGCGTCTTAGTTAGTGGTGTGGTGTATGCTTACACTACTAAAGGATATGTATTAACTTTTAAGGACGGTGCCCAGATAAGCACCCCGGAACTGTTTGCAGGTTCAGAGCAAAACGGAGAAGCCGGCCGGATTTTCAATGACGGTAAAAATGTGATTGTCGATATATCTACGCCTAACGCTTATTTTTCTCCTGTTATCCAGCCGGTAGCCAACGGTCATCCTGTTATCGATATACTGGATGGGGTTAATTCAAAGACGTTTGAAGGTAAGCTGAAAACGAGAATAGGATATTTGGGAGGCATTACGGATACTGATTTTCCCGCAAGTTATCAACCTTCTGGGTATGGATTGTACTCTCTTAATGCTTTCCTGAAAGGTATATTTATCCTTCGCAACGGCAAGACCATCGAACAGGAGTTTGAATCTACCAACAAAGAGATAGATATTGCCAAAACCGATGCGAAAGCAGCCCAGGACAGATTGAACACCTGGGCGGATGATGGTGTCATATCACCAACCGAAAAGACCGCGTTAAAGCAGGAAATGGAGGCTTTGAAAGCGGAAAAAGATTCTATTCTGGCTAATGCAACACGGTATGGCATTGATACCGTTGCTTATCGGAATGCTTTCAACGATTACTATCATGTGCTTGAAACACATTCGGCGAGCGAGCCGGAGAACATACCGGTTAGCGCTTCATTCAAGACTATTCAACAGGCTTATTATGACCAGCAGCGGACAATTATAGACGCGATAAACTCCGCTTCATACTCGTACGTAGGGGAAAAGGTTAAGATTGAGACTGATACGATTATGGAAGCTTTGCCCGGGCAGATTACGTTGGCTGTGAAGGGTGAGGTGAGTAAGGTGAAGATTGGGGATGTTAACCTACTGCAAGATAGCAACCATACTTTGAGTGCAAACCCGTATCAAATGGGAGCGTACAAATATGATGTTCATTTAGTAAAAGGTAAATCTTATACTCTGACGGTTTGTTACAAGTGTACAGATTCGGATGTTATTAGAGCGTATAATAACCCGTCATTCGGGTGGATAGGTACACTGCCTAAAACCGAAGAAGAAACGATATATTCGCAAAAGATAACACCCGTAAACGATGATGGAGCATATTTCTACTTTTATAAATTTCCCCAACAGGAATCAACGAAGACATACATTAAATGGGCTGTAATTACCGAAGGGGACATAGGTGTAACGCAGTGGATTCCGTCTGCAAGCGAACGGGGAGTGGGTATTAAGAACTTATGCTCTTATAGTAACATTGTAAAAGCAGGCTTTACATACGCAATGGAATACAAAGAGGATGGACACATAGGTATCAATTTAGGTGCTTTAAATGTAGAGTCTAGCGTTCCAGAAAAAGATATGTTCGGATTGGTTTATGACGATAGCAAACGCTATGTTTTGTTTATAGATGATGTTGATTACGGTTATGAAATTGATCCAAACACAAACACAATGTATATCAACGTTAAGTATAAAGATGGTACGTCAGAAGGTATACAATTAGTTGGCACAAAACCATCAAAAGACTATATAATAACAAGCAAACCAGTTAAATGTATAGTAGGTACTTATTATGTTGCATATAATCCATTTGCAAGAATAGGACTTTATGAAACATATGAGTTAGTTTCGTGGAGCCCAGCCCCCGAAGATCTTAACTACATTGCCAAGACCTACACCGACTCAGAGATAAAAGTAACGAAAGGGTTAATTGAAAGCAAAGTCTCCCAAACCGATTTTGATGCTCTCGGACAGGTTGTATCCAATCAGGGAACTGAGATCTCTCAGACCAAGACGGATATTAACCTTGTATCAACGGTATCGGGCAATGCACGTTTGATTGCCCTTGCTATGAGTAAGGGGAAGATGTTGAATCGTGATCCAGAGTTTAGGAGCGGGCTGAACGGCATTGGAATCTACAATAATAGTGGTAATGGTATGGTTGCAGTTGAAAGAGCAGCAGATATTAATTTGCCTAATCAATCCGGATATAAAATTAAAATTACGACGTCTGGGGCTGTAGAACCGGGTTTAGGTGGGTTTACTTTTAGCACTCAAACACGCGCCAATGCTGTATTTATAACTCGGTTTATTGCATGGGTTCCTGTTGGATATAGAATTGAGTGGGCTACAAACGCCGGTGCGGGAGGGAAATGGCTCACCAACAATGTCGGGACTGGCGACTGGGAGGAATATGCATTTCATGTAAAATGTGCTTCAAGTGGTACATTCTCTTCTACTAATTATTTTTATTTAGCAGGAGGTAGTGGCAGTTTACCCGTCACCTGGTACCTTGCCTTTGCCACAGTCTACGATGCCGGCTCTATTGATGACACTCCTACAAAGGATGAATTAAAGACGGGTATCACTATTAAGCCGGGTGCTATCAATATATTCGGGAAAGATATCAGTATTGCAGGCATGGTTACTTTTTCCGGCTTGTCGGCGTCCGAGCAGCAAAATTTCAAGGGTAATACAGGACCACAAGGATCTCAGGGGCCTAAAGGAGATACCGGCGCTACAGGTCCGCAAGGAGATAGAGGCCCGCAAGGGCTTCCAGGGCCACAGGGTCCTCAGGGTGCAACTGGTCCACAAGGACCTCAAGGACCGCAGGGATTCTTGGACGCTACCGCTATGCGTAACTTGCAGAATGATTTCGCAACGAAACTCGGATACTCTTCGTATGACCAAATGGCTTCGTATGCTACTCAGGGTAAAACAATTATCAATGGTGGATTGATTCGAACGAACTTGATAGATGCAACCGCAATCGTTACCAATGCCTTAGCGGCTGGTCGAATTACAACAGGAAACATTACGGTAACGAATGGTGCTCAAATTGGGTATTTTACGATTCAAGATAACGGATTGTATTCAGATGGACTATCTACTGTGATTACGATGAAAAATTCTTCCGGTCAGGTTATTATAATACCTCAGATGATTACTATAATTCGTAATGACGGTGGAGCATCTATATCTACATCAGGTAATAGCTATGTGGATTTGAACGGTACAAATATAAATCTTGCAGGCACCGTAGCAGTCAATATCAATAGTAAGTTGATTACAAATGGTATCGTCAAGATGACTCAGGGGTTAATATTTAGAACTCGGGTTATATCATCATCTATCGCTTTGGATAGTAGTGATTGCTTTGTTGTATGTACTAATTCTGGTAGTATAAATGTGACCCTTCCAAGATATCCAGAGGTTGGGCGATTTATCTATGTTCGTAGAAGGAATGGAAGTGTAACTATTTATGGTGGAACAAATAGTATTTACTCAAACAAAGTATTATCGTCAGCTACTTTAGGTAATAACTCAGACCTATTTATGTTTGTCTTTGATGGGACATACTGGATTTTAAATTATTGTGGAGTTTAATATAAATATATAGAGTATGAAAATAGATTTTAGAAAGATCGTGGTTAACGATATCGAAGGCAACGTCTTGATGAAAGAGGTTGAGAAGAGAGACTCTGAGGGCAACATTGTCGGGACGGAGAGAGTGATTGATTACAAAGATGTAAGCAAGGACTTAGGTAATGCTATTTACTTTAATGTGAGTGACATCAAAGATCAGGAGATCGGCAGAAAGTTATATCTTGAAGGTGAGATTGAAGTCGATGGTCCCACTGCTGCTCTGATTAAGAAATTTGCAGATCAGATTTTCTATGCTTATGTAAAGTCCGCCCTCTTCAAATTGCTGGATTCAGCTTTGAATCAAAACAAAGAATAAACTTATTATAAACTTAAAATTAAAATGTTATGAACGAAGAGATTAAAATTGTAGCTACTGGTACAACAGAAGTAAATAGCTTTGAAGGAACTTCTTTAAGTATTCCGACCGTGAAGTATTCGATCAGATATACTTCAATCAATGGTAACAAACAGTCGATATTTGTCGGTGTAACCGATAATGCAACAGAAACGGTACCGAACGCCGACGGAGATGGCACACACGAAGAGATCAGAGAGATGCAGTTGGGAGAGGTCCGATTTGACCCGATTCCAACTCCGCAGATAACTACTATTAGTTTTATCTACACGAATGACTTTGAATGTTATATGTCTGATATCCGTAAGATCATTGACCAGATCACTAGTGATAAGTCATAGCATAAAAAAGCCCACCTCACCTTCACAGGCAAGATAGGCTCACGCATTTATCTAGTTTTAATTTAATTATGTAATCTGATTACAAATGTAGTATTATTATTTAAAAAGACAAATATGCAAGACAAATCAATACATCAATTCTCTTCTGGTCTGTTTGCTCCTGTAGCCGGAAGTTTCGTAATGGAAGCTATAGAGCACATGATCCCATGGTTGATCACTATGTTCTTTGTAATACTGTGTGATTTGGCTACGGGATGCAGGAAGAGCTTGTTGATGGGTGAGCGCGTTAGGTTTAGTAGGGCTTGGCGGGCTACAATGGGTAAGATGGTTACCTATTTTAGCTTTGTAATCATGGTGGTGATGATAAACGAGGCCAGTGGTGGAAGATATAACATTGATATATTCGCTTGCTTATCTGTCTGCTTTATCGAGGGATGTTCTATTATATCGAATATTCTTAAGCCCAAGGGCTATGATTTTAATCTGATAGTAGCTATTGGGTTATTTGCTAAAAAGGTATTCAAGATAGAGAAAGAAGATTTAAAAGAGGTGATAACTAAAAAGGAGGAGGACAAAGAATGAATGATATGAAAGTTCTAATTGACAATGGCCATGGCGAGAATACACAGGGAAAGTGTTCACCGGACGGAAGGTTGCGTGAGTGGGCTTATTCCAGAGAGATAGCGGATATGGTCGTTTTCGGGCTGAGAAAGCATGGTGTTGACGCGGAACGCATTGTGAAGGAGGACGTGGATGTTCCATTGTCTGAGCGTTGCAAACGTGCTAATAATATTTATCGCGATTCTCAAAAAAACGCTATTCTGGTATCCATTCATTGTAATGCGGCCGGTAACGGGACAAGTTGGATGAATGCTCGGGGATGGGGTGTATATGTCAGTGATAATGCTTCTTTTAATAGCAAAATGTTAGCTTCTTCTCTGGCACAAGTAGCAATAAGTAAAGGTGTGACAGTACGTAAACAATCTCCCGGTCAAGACTACTGGGTGCAGAACTTAGCTATTTGCCGGGATACGAATTGCCCCGCTGTATTGACAGAGAACTTTTTCCAGGACAATAAGGAAGATGTGGAGTTCTTATTGTCGGCTGAGGGCAAGCGGACTGTGGCAAATATTCACATAGAAGGTATTATTAACTATTTAAATTCAAAGTAACATGGCTCTAACAGATTTAACTTTCAGCAAACAGGGTGAGGCTTATGTATGTGACCCTGTGCAACTTCAATCGGATGCAGGTCTTCATCTTGAATTTGCAAGTGAAGATAAGGAAAGAAATGGTGTCTCTCTGTTTCAGAGTATGACGAATGGGAATTATGTTCCTTTCGGATCATACAACTATGTGGGTAGCACAATAGATGTTGCTATTACAGGAGTGATCCCGGGCATGTATATCAAAGTGCAGTCTATCTCACAGCCTACTTTGGCTAAAATTCTTGTATCGGAATGAAAGTTTCAATCAATCAGGTAAAGATTAACCGCGTTGGCATTAACACGGCTCAGGTTAGGGGAATACGTCTTGGATCAGCTTCAAAGGGAGGGCAAACTTCTCCTTTTCACCCGTCCCTTGTAGATTATTGGAACTTTAAAGGTAAGATCAACTCCGATAAAGATAGGAATACTATCAAGGGAATAAAAGGTGAAATATTGACCGCGTATAACTTCGGTTGGAGCTTAGGCAGTGGATATGGTTTATTCAATGAGAATTACCTAACTTATAATAAAGCGCAGAATGTATTCGTAACGGATGATCATTCTATTACGATAATGAACTTTGTTCCGGCCAATAATTGGATACTTTCAAAATATGGGAATAGTCAATTAAATGCTACAAGAATAAGAGTGACAGGACTTACAGCCAATAACCAACTTGCTTATGGGTATTCACCTACTAATGATGGAGCAAGAGTCTTAATGGCAATTCCCTCAGATGGAGAATATGATTTACCTAAGAGTGTAGTTAATACTCAAACTTATAGTGTTGGTTTCATTGTACAGAACGCCTTATCTCAAAATGTAACTATACAGCAAATTACAGAATATGAAGGAGCAATAGTTACAGATAGTGTTGACGATTATCTGAAACTTGATAAGGTAGGATATAAGATAGGAACCGTCATTATTAAATTTGTTCCTATTAAGTTTAATGTTGGTTGGAATACAGTTTTTGATAATAATAAATACGATAGCCCTAATAGGAATTTTTTAGGTTATTCTTCTACCATAGAAAATAGAGGTACTACTATGTTTGTTTCTAATTATGGCGATTATCTTGCATTATATCATAATACGCCTAAACAAGCTAATGACTCACTTTATATAAGTAGCTCTTATACAGAATCGTTTACAGCTAAGGAGTTTTTTTCTATGGCTCTATATGAAATTGCTATTTATAGTGAGATCCTCAGTGATGAAGAAATTCAGAAAGAAATCAACGTCATGAAATATGGTACTCCAAATCCAGTGTTCGCATTGAACTTTGATAATTTCGCCTATAAAGCCGTTGATTATCCTGAATTTGCTACTGGCAAAGTTACAACAAATAAAATTGTTGTAGATAGCACAACTGAAACCTTTAATGGTGCTATTGCGGTAGCTATGAATCCCGAAGAAGATACCGGAGAGCCGATTGAAGTACCATCTTACAAAATAAAAGTCACAGGACTTAATCAGTATAGCGTTGGTGAAGGTAATTGGGCAGTTGGATTAATGGGAATGATGATTGATTCAACTAAAGACCCTTGGACTTATCCTATATCTAAAGATGGAGTTTACGATATACCGGCAATTTCATTGAGTGATGGGATTTATAATTTAGGAATAATGGCTCAAATAGCAATTGACAAGCCTATTGGGATAGAAGTCCTCTACGATAAGAATGTCACAAAGAGCTTTCCGGAGAACAAACAAATATTCCCTTAAAATTAACAAGAAAGTTATGAAATACGTAATTGTAACAGTAGAATGGTGCCTGAATCACGGTGTTGTGGTCCCGGCACAAGCAAGAAGATCAGTTGACGGGTTGAAAGTTATCCTGCATGAAGATTATATTGATCCCGTCTTGAGAGAAGAAGATGCTATGACCGCGTACCGGCATGATTCGTCCGAGTTAAGGAATATATTGAGTGGTCCGGAATGGACGGTTCCGCAAGAGGGGGTATTATGAAGCGGTTGATATTTGTCGTTTTGCTAGTGTCGGCAATGTGTTTCACCGGATGTAGGACTACTCAATACGTACCGGTTGAAACTATTAAGACTGAGTATAAGACCCGTGACAGTATCCGTATTGACAGCGTGTACCGCCGTGACAGCATTTATGTAATAGACAGGGGTGATACAGTGTACACATATAAGGATCGGTATCTATATAAGTATTTATATCTTAATCGCATTGATACTGTGATTAAGACGGACAGTATTCAGATACCTTATCCGGTTGAAAAGGCGTTGGCCAGATGGCAGAAGGCAAAGATAGAACTTGGCGGATGGGCATTTGGCGGCTTGATATGTATCGCTATTATTTTATTGTATATCTGCATTAAAAGGAAAGGAGGATAATATGAAATAATATTCTGATTTGCCGGTGGTAGAAGGCCGGCATAGGAAACACCATTAACAAACGCATTCTTTAGGGGGGTAGAGTAAAAAGAACCCCCGACACAAAAGTTGACGCCAATCGAACTTTTAAACATACAGAAGCATGTATCGCTGTGCCAGGGGTCCAAATATCCTTAACATTACGATACATGCTTTTGTTCTTTGATCTGTAAAATTCGATTGGCAAGGGCAAAAGTACAATAAAAAATTTAAATACTATGTGTAAGTCAGAGATTTTTGCCGAGATTCTAAATATTGTTGGAAAAGAAACTGAAGTTTCTACTGAATTGATCCTTTCATCAAGTAAAGTTACTGAAGTTGTTGACGCCCGTTCTATTGTAGTATTCTTCCTCACTGAATACGGGCTATACCCTGAACAAATAGCGACTTTTCTTCACAAGACATCCGCTAGTATCCGTTACCTTATATCTACTTTCGAAAGCCGTAAACTGGCAAACAAAATGATTGCAATATATCTGCAAAATATTCGCAAATCGCTTGAAAATGAGCTCTGATTTACGCAGTTCCTATTATATACTTTTGTGATGCGGTTAATATTGACCGTGTTATAACTGTATAATTAAATATGAGTGAAACAAAGACTTACGTATTCCCGGAAAGCGGGAGTGGTGGAGGAGGCAGTATGCTTGGTATGCTTGCCCCCTTATTGCAGAAAAACGGTCTTGACCCCAATTTGTTGCTTGCAATGAATAATCGTGGCGGTATGTTTGGTGGTGATGGCTCTTCTTTCCTTTGGATAATCTTCCTGTTCTTCCTGTTCCCATTGTTTGGACGCAATGGCTGGGGAAATAATGGAGATGGCGGAAACGGTGGCGGATTTGCTGGAGCCGGTATCCCTAACTTAATTAACAACGATGCAGGAAGGGAGTTACTTATGAGTGCAATTCAGGGGAACGGACAGGCAATCAACAATCTGGCTACTAATTTAAACTGTTCAATCGGTCAGGTTCAGAATGCTATCAATGGGGTGATGTCACAGGTGCAACAGGTAGGAAATCAGGTTGGTCAAAGCTCAATGCAGATTATCAATGCTATCCAGCAGGGTAACTGTCAGATCGCTCAACAGATTGCTTCATGCTGCTGCGAAAACCGTCTGGCGATCTGTCAGCAAACGAACACATTGCAAAATGCCATTAACGGTGTTGCGACTGGTCAGGAAAGAGGCTTTGCTTCTGTTGCATATGAAACTCAACGTCAGACTTGTGATCTGCAAAATTCCATCAAGGATAGTACACAACAGATTCTTGCCGGCCAGCGTGCGGCTGAAATGCGCGAAATGCAGAACAAGATTGATAAACTTCGTGAGGAGAATAGCACATTTAAAAGTTCTGCCATGACCTCTCAGATCGTCGGACAGGCAACGGCTCCTCTTGGTGCAGCTTTAAATGATTTGAGTGCTCGTCTTGCAAAAATCGAATGTAATCAGCCGGAAGTAGCGAAGGTGCCTTATAGTCCGGTTGTAGGGATTCCTTCTTGCGTTGCAGCTCAGTATGGTCTTTACAATGGTATTGGAGCATGGGGCAATTTTAATGGTTGGGGATAAAAGGAAGGAGGCATTATATGGCATTCATTAGTCCTTTTATCATGGCAAATAAGAATGGTATTCCAAGATTGGAGAGTACAGGGGTTACCGTAGGTACTACCAACGTACGTTTCTCTTTCCGGAATCATCCGTTCCTTTCTGCTCCATTTAGCGGATTGATTCTGTTCCGTTTGGCACAGCCGATCCCTTCTGGTACTACCGGTACATTACCGGTAGTTTTTGATACCAACGGTGCTACTCAAGCACTGACTACGATCGCCGGTGCAGATGTTACTGCTTCGGATATTACCGGTACCGGAATTTATCTGTGCTACTACGAATCAGGTAGCAACACATTGCAAATTCTTACCGGGGTAGTTTAAAACAATGGGCGGGAGTAATCCCGCTCCTTAAAGAGTTTATTGATTATGCCTTTTCAGAATCTAAGAGTAAATAGTGAGTTTTTCATTTTGCATAGGGATGGTACTCCATATATAGAGGTCGGCTCTGTTTCCGGAGTATCTAATCCTGTTCCTGAGTTTATGCAGCAACCCCTTCCTTATGGACAACCTCCTAAGATGGTGGTTGATATAACTATCAAGGTAGGTGAACAGACTGTTACCTTTCAAAAAATACCTGCCATGTCTGATATTGCTGATGCAAATTTTCCAGGTGGAGGCAATATGGTAATATCCGGTTCAAGAGAATCTATGAATGCGGAAGTGGCGGCTATGCGAAATCGTTCTTCTGAGATATTAGGAAGTGTCGAGCATCATAAGTCTGTGATGGAATCATGTGATAAAATGCTCCAGGTACTTAACCCAGAATTTGCAGAAAGACAAAAGCAGGAAGCGGAGAACAAAGCGCTTCGGCAAGAACTTAGCGAATTGAAAGCTATGATGGCTGATTTCTTTAAGTCCTCTGAGAAGGCTGCAAGTAGTAACAATTCTAAAAAATAACAAGTATGATGATGATTGAAATTTCCGAAAGCAAGGTCGAGAAAATGTCCGACTACGCTGAAAAGATGCTTCGCTACGGTGGTAAGCTCATGCAATGCATAGAAGAGCTTTCCGAGGGTGAGGGCATGGGTGAACGCTGGGATGAAGATCGTAGATATGATGACGATCGCTATTTTGACGAAGAAACCATGGGTGAACGCGGTGGTTATGGCCGAGGTGGTAATTCTAATCGTGGTGGTATGGGTGAAAGACGCGGTGTACGGGGTACCGGACGCTATTCACGCTATCGCTAATGTTTAATTAGGGAGTAGTTTATCTGCTCCCTATAACCTTATTAAGTCATGAAAAGAGAACCTCTGGATATAAGAGATAGAAGACCGGAAGAAATGGAAGTATATCTTTCGCATTTTGGATGGCATTTCAACAAGAAAATGTGTGAATTTGCTGTTTCTTTAATGGAATGGAAGGGTCAGAACGGAGAAAAAGAAAAACTGCCTGCGATGTCTAAGGACGAGGTGGACGCACTGTTAACTAAATACGGTGTAACTCTTAAAAATAAGATCGGTTATGACTACGTATATGTAGCTAATATGTGCAAAGCCGATTTTCTTAAATCATCTGTTCCGAACGAACAGTATCAAGCATTGTATGTAAAAGACACGATTGATGATCCTGACGCACCTGATGGAACAACGATGCGAAGATGGTATGTTACAATGATTGCGGCTGGAATACCTATAGAGTGGGACGAAATGCTTTGATAAATGATAAGGCAACGGTTTATACTATCCAAATATGACTGGAACTGCATGGTGTATTACGCAGTAGATACGTATTACACGGAAGAAATATTGGATTATATGCACTCTATCGGCTGCGACGGTAATATGCTCCGTACTGCGTACGATAACATAAACTCCGGCAACCTGAATACCGGAGTTACTTACTCTAATTTCGGCACCCGGGAAACAGTAATGGTTATTGCCCTTACTTCGTCCCCAAAGGAGTTTGCTAAATCATGGAGGCACGAATGTGGACACATGGCTACCCATATATGTCAGGCCATCGGCATAGATCCGTACGGTGAAGAAATACAGTATATCGGTGATGATATTGTTGAAA